AACCAAACGATATATAAATGAAGTGGTGACCTATGGTGTTAACCAAGCAAAATGGAAAGCTGCGGAAGAATATTGTAAAGATAGAAAATGGGAATTTAAAGTATTAACGGAACACGACTTATTCCCTAAGAAGTTGACGTAATTAATGTAAAGATATGTTGGTGGAATTGGGTTATAAATATTCATGCTGATACTCCGTTAAAGTGTTAGGATAGGTAGGAATTGGTAGTTCCGTGACCTATAACTATATATAATAATAGCATTCTTAAAGTAATAAATAGATATATGAAAACACCATCAAAACTAACAACACTAGCTAATGACCTTTCTGGACAAAACTTAGGTTTACTTTCCAGAAAATCGATAGAGTGGTTAAAGGAAAACGTCAGACTACTTAGAAATCCATCTGCAATTTCGAAAAGTATCGTACGAGAAACTAATAGGAATGTAAGCAAATTTGTATTAGGTAGTTTGTATTTCTTTCACTACAGTCCCAAACATGCCGAATCACTACCATACTATGATGTATTTCCGTTGGTCTTGGTGCTAGCAAAATATAGTGATGGTTTCTTGGGATTGAACTTACACTACCTACCAGTTAAGATGCGAGCAATCTTTCTGGATAAGTTATTATCTTATGCTTTATACGACAATGATGATGACATAAGAAAAATCCGTATAACCTATGATATTTTGAGTTCTGTAAAAAGACTTAGAGCTTATGAACCATGTTTAAAACGATATTTGTTTAGTCACATAAACACAAAATTGTTAAGGGTAGAACCTCATGAATGGGAGACCGCATTATTTTTACCGGTTGAACAATTCAGAAAGGTCAAACAACTAACTGTACAGAAAGAATCAATGCAAATGATAAAGGATAGGGCGACACATCATGGCCAGTAACATAAACGATTTCTTAGCTAGTTTTAAAACGGATGTAGCTAGACCTAATAGATTTGATGTGATGATACCTATACCTATCAAATTGATGGCATACTATGGCACAGCAAAGAATTTAACATTCAGGTGCGAGACTGCTGAATTACCTAGTGTTACGTATGAAACATTAGAACAAAAGATTTATGGACCAACTGAAAAATATCCCCACCAAAAGAACTACAATGACTCGACATTTACATTCATGGTATCCGATGATATGAGTGAAAAGTTGTTCTTTGATGCTTGGATGGAATTAATGAATCCAAGTTCTACATATGATTTTCCATATAAGGCAGACTATGCAACATCTATCATAGTTAATCAGTATGATATGTCTGGAAATTTAACATACAGTGTAACACTAGAAGATGCTTTTCCGGTGTCTGTAAACCAATTGGATTTAGATTGGAGTAGTATAGATACTTACCATAAATTATCTGTTGTATTTTCATATAAAACTTGGTCAAATAGTTCTGCTGGTAATTTGGGTATGGACTTGCTAAGTGCTGGTTTGAGTGATTTAACTGACCTAGCTTCTGGTGCACTTACATCATTAGCTACAGGCGTAAATAAAAATAGTAAACCATTTTGGGATATGACACAAGTGGCCTTAAATATAACACATTCTGGATTGGAATGTAAAGAATAATTTTGAATTGAAATAGGAGATATAACATGGCTTTACCGAAAATAGATTACCCGATATATGAAATAACATTACCGTTATCCGAGAAACATATAAGATTTAGACCATTTCTAGTTAAAGAACAACGAAACTTATTAATGGCCTTAGAATCTAATGACAAGGATACTATTGAAAAAAATATCAAACAAGTGTTGCACAACTGCACATTGACCACCGGTATTAATATAGAACAACTACCAATTATAGATGTTGAATTTTATTTTCTCAATTTACGAGCTAGGTCTGTTGGTGAAGTGATTGAAAGTAAATATAAATGTGAAAATTTAGTCAATGCTACACCATGCGGCAATATCATGACATCAACTTTTAATTTGTTGGATATAGTGGTAACCAAACCTAATGACACATCCAATGTTATTGAATTAACAAACGACATTTCCATAAAATTTAAATACCCAGAGTTCTCTATTTTAGACAAGGCTAATAAATTTGAATCTATGAATGATGTTGTTTTTAGTATGATAGTTGAAAGTGTTGATTACATATATGACGGCGAACAATTCTTTTATGCTAAGGAATCTAGTCCTGCTGAGTTAATTGAATTTATAGAATCATTAAACCAAGAACAGTTTTCTAAAATACAAGAATTTTTTGAAAACCTTCCTAAATTAAATAAGACTGTCAATATCACATGTTCAAAGTGTGGTCATAATCATAATATCACCATGGAGGGCCTCGAAAATTTTTTCGTATAAGCTTTCGTCATGATAATTTGAAAAACTACTACATTACAAACTTTGCTATGATGCAACACCATAAATATAGTCTAAAGGAACTAGAAGATATGATTCCTTGGGAACGTGACATATACACCAGTTTACTTATCCAATATATCGCAGAAGAAAATGAGAAAATCAAACAAAGTCAAAAAAATTAAATAAGATATGGCCAGCAATAATAAAAAAACTTTTATGTGGGATTCAAATTCTTTTTCTGGAAAAGGATCCTGGTACCTTGCGGGCAATGCTGGTAAATATGGTAGATTGGCTTCTGCATCAGAAAACAAGAAACTTGGTAAGCCTGTTGATGGCATAACCGTTAAAGAGATTGAGTCAAAAACTAAAACATCAGCTGTGTTTATAAATGACTCTATAATTAATAACATATCCGCACACGCTGATGGATTTTCTTCTGTGGCCAAGAACACTAGAGAATTGTTATCACCACATTTGGTTAAAAATGTAGACACCACCGAATACACATCATTGGGGGAAAGTCAAACAAACCGATTGCGTAGAGGTGATGGTGTTGCTGATGTTGCTGCTAAAATATTCAATCTATTCCTTAGTATAAACAATGATACAAAGATACAACATGAAATAGAACACAATTTTGAAAAAGAGTCTGCTGAGAACGAAGCAAAACTATTCTCGGTTGTGCCATCTGCCGGTCCTGGTGATATTCCAGAAGTAAAGGGTGACAAATCTGAGTCGCCAACTATGTCACTACTGGCAGCTTTACGTATGGGTTTTGAAAAACTTAATTTAATGAAATCTTTTGAGAAATTATTATCGGTTGGTCGTGTGATAGGCGGATTTGTTTGGAAAATTGTTAAGTTTATACTACCCAAAACACCTATGGGTAAGGTTATTGGTGCAGCAGCAACAATTGGTGCTGGTGTATATGAACTGGATAAACATGGAGTTTTGGATCCATTAAAGCAGTTAATTAGTAAAGGTGAGGGCAATTATAATTCTGTTAACATGGGAACAAAAGCTGGCAAAATAATACCCCATGAAGATATTGACCTATCAAAGATGGCTGTTGGTGAATTAATGCGCAGACAGTCCATAAAATGGGGTGACACCAATGAAAGCGAAAAGATATTAGGTGCTGGTAAATATCAGGTAAATCCAGAACCATTGAAAGAAGCTGTGCAAAAAGGAGTTCTCAAAGAAACCGATTTATTTACTCCAACAAACCAAGAGAAGTTAGCGGACAATTATCTATTAACGTCAAAACGCCCAGAGATAATGAACTATGTCACATCCACTACAGATGATCCAACTTTATTACATAGTGCATTAAAAGCGGCATCAAGTGAATTTGCGTCTATTGGTAATCCAGATTCACCTGGAGGTAAACTCTCAACTTATGGTGACGGCAATAAAGCTAGTATATCATCGGATACAGCAGCAATTGCTTTACGTAAAGCCAGAGAACTTTACATAAAATCTAAAGATGTCATTTCACCTAAGGAACAGGAACCACCCCCAAATGTCACAGGATTAAATTTAAATAATAAATCTGTGGAACAGGCAGACATTAAAAAAGAAATGGAAAGGGGTAGAATGATGCAATCACCAAACGTCATCATTGACAATTCAACCAACAATAATATTTCAACATATCAACAAAATCTAGAGTCTCATTTTGATGATCGTATGGAATATCCATCAATATTAAATTATAATTAATCAAATGTCAGATAATATTAAAAGTAAAAAGAAGATTGGTGATTTAATTCCTAAGTCTGATGGTACGATGGATCTGAATTTATCAAACAAATTTATTAAAACACTCACATCAATATATGGCACAAAAGCTGATAATCTAAGTACAAAACCAAAATCTGGCGGTAGAAGATTGGGCAACCTTGATACAGCTAAAAACACATCAATAACAGAAAATCAATATAAAAGAATGCGTAGAGGTGATGGTACTGCTGATGTACTGGCGCATTTATATGTGATGTTGAAAAAGAATAATGATCAACTAAAAAAACAAAGAGAGATAAACAACAATTTCAAAAAACAACGTGAACATGAAAAAGCAGCCTTACATAAATCATCTAGAAACAAAGGTTCCACAGGAACCAGAAAACAAAGAAAACATGATAGTGAAGAATCTGAATTCAATTACTGGACATTGCTGGGATTAGGCATAGCTACTGCTGTCGCTGGTTTGGTTGATGTTTTCAACATTGATGGTAGTACACTTCAGGAGTTCCATGATAAACTAACTGGTTGGGTTGAAAAATCCAAAGAGGTGATTGATACGGGTATAGAAAAAACCAAAGAATGGTATACTATCATAAAGGATGATTTTGACCTAGGTGTTAAGACTTTTGGCAACGACATATCAACATTTTATACCAAAATAGGTGCACAATGGGCATCACTGGTTGAAACGTTTACAAAATTTAAAGACTACATTGTTTCAGGGATTACCAAAAAGTTTGAAGAGATTATGAAGACTGTAGACTGGGTTGTAGAGTCTGGTAAAAATCTTAAAACTTTGGTGTCGTCACATTGGGAAAGTTTAAAAACTTGGCTTTCAGAAATGGCCAAAAATCCCAAAGCATTATTCCAAGGTGGGTTTTCCGATCTATTTAATTCTGTTGGAGCAAATTCATCAGCATACAATGATGCACAACGAGAAACAGATTCAAAACACCCTCAGGGTGGTTTGGTTAATGCCATGTTTGATGCTAACAGTGAAATTGGTAGTGCCATGGAAAGTGCACCAGGTAAGTTGTGGGATATGGCCAAAGAAGGATATAACGCTAGTGATCAAGCTGGTAAAGCAGCAATATCTGGTGTCACATCTGCAGCCGAATGGTATATTGGTGGAGCTAAGGAAAACTGGGGCGAAAAATTTGATTATTGGAATAAAGAAACGAGTGCTGGTGGGGATACGTATGAATTTGCTAAACGGATAAAAGACCAAAATAAAGACAGAATTATGCCATGGACAGCTATATCTACAGCTAGGGGTGTCGCAATTGATATGGCCAAAGACAAATTTTCAAAATCTGCCGAAGCTACGTCTGAATCTGCGAGAAAGTTTGTAGAAACTCCCGGTGCACCAACATTAGGTTTAGATTATAGTCAGTCTAGTGAAGTTGATACAGAATATAATAAAACTAGAATGCAAGCACTACTCAAACATGATTATGTTAATTCATGGGGTCAAAATTCAGGTAAAACCATTAGTGTTGATAATAGTTCTAGTAATGCAAAAAATATGGGACCTAATATACCAACAGATATATCCACAAGAAATAATGAAAAATCACTACAACAATCTACCGTAACTAGATCAAAAACCGGCCATTAAAAAACCCCACCGAAGTGGGGTTTCATCTATATCTTAATCGGCATCTACAAGAGATTCGAAATATTTCATATCGAATTCTCCTTCATCTTCCTCATGAGATTCATCAACTACTGGTGCTTTAGGTGCAACTCTTGCTTGTTCAACAGTAGTTCTTACTGTACCACCAAGACCTAACACCTTATCCAATCGTGTCTTGATATCATCGTAAGATT